CGATCTTCAGGCGTCAGGCCAAAAAAAGCTGGCGCCTAGGGGCATCCTCACCTCGCTTATCTCGTTGCAGGACGGACAGTCGAGATCGCCCTTCATGTCGATACCGGGCTCGTGTGCGTCGATGAACTTACGAAGGGACATCGAGTCTCGAGCAGGCATGTTACGGATGAAACCGTTGATTGACCCGCGATCAGTCTTGCCGTCGACGGAAACAATCGCGTACTGGAGGCGGGTCGTAATGAGATTATCGGCCTGCGCGCCCTGCTTCTTCGCGCGTTCCTGACCGACGTTGATGTCCTCCTCATCGCGACCGGTGAGGAACTTGAAGTGAACGGTCTTCTTGGTGGTCGGGAGCTTGATCTCGAAGATGTTCTGGCCGACCGTGACGGGCTCGATCTCGAGACGCTTGATCGGGAGAGCACCGAGATCAAACTCCTGCTTGGAGCGAGCGCTGCACTTCGGACAATCAGCCTCGATGCTGTACTCCGAACCGTAGCCCGTGACGCGCAGGGCGATCATGAGCGCGTTCCTGTCGCCGACCAGCATCTCGGGAACGCTGATCCTCTTGTCCATGAGGCAGCTCCTGATGAGCTCCGTGATGACGGTTCCCTTCTTGATGAGAGCGCGGCTCGTCAGGATGTCCTCCTCACGGGCTGTCATAGCGCGAATATCGACAGTCTCGCGCCCATGCAGGGGCGACTCAGTCGGATAAACGACACCGTTTGAGGGCAGCGGGACCGATTCCACGGGGACCTCGTACCCGAAATCATCACGCATAACGTCTTTTGTCTGAATGCCCGACGGAACTGCTCCGCCAAAAAGCGCACTACGATCTGTGTCAGCCACTTGAATTGCTCCTGGTATTTGCTGATTCAATTGTTAGTCGATTGAACGTCAAGTAAACTGCAAATACAAGTTCGGCCCGGAAGAACCGGGCCGAAGCAAGTGGAAACGACTACCGATCAGTACTGTAGAACACAGTTATCGAAGCGGAGTGTGAGTGAGATTTCCATCGGATCGTCACCATCGTACGCGAGGTCACCGAAACCTGCCGAGGTGATGAACGCGCCCTTGATGTCCCAGAGCTCGATGACAGTTCCAACGGGATCAAGCATCTTGAGCTGGCAGTCGCGCTTGTAGAAGTCGGCGTAACCTGCGCGGCCTGAGACAGACTCGAAGTGGGTACGAACCCATTCCATGACCTGCTGGGCACCAGACGGTGCGATAGCATCGTAGAGAGAGACCTCGATCGTGTCGAATGTCGTCTTGCCCGCGATGTAGCGGCGTGAGTTGATCCAAGGGATCTCCTTCTCCTCAGTCTTCACGCTCGGGCGCTTTGTTGACTTGATGAGGTAAGCATCGATACCTTCGATCGCAAAGACCCATCGGTTCTTCCTCTTCGGTTCGAACTTGTTGGGTAGCATGTCGGTGACTGAGAGTGTCTCGGCCATTGTGTCTCCTGTTCCTTAACTATTCTGATTGTTTGAATTCTTAGACAAAGGTTGAAGCATTTGTCGCTTCGAAATCGATTGAGATAAACTCTGCGGTCTTGGTGGGCTGCAGGTAGATCTTACCACGGATGGTGTTGTTCTCGACGTCAGCCTGCGTGGTCGTGGTCGTGTCGATCTGGACGCGGTACCTCTCAACGCCGCGCTGGGACTGGATCTGCTTCATGATCGGAGTGACGGCGGAGTTGAAACGAGCGATAGTGGCTTCCCTGTTGGGCTCGAAGAGCAGGGTGTAAGCGACTGCCTTCACGCGACGACGGACCTCGATCAGGAGACGACGGGCGTTAACACGATCCAGGGCTGAACCCTCGCGGAGCATTGTCCGCTGGCCGTTGATCACGATGCTCACGTTCGGAACGGAGATGATCGGGTTGATTCCAGAGTCGTACACGGTGTCGATGTTGCCTTTGTTGAGGAGGGTGCTCAGAGACTCTCCTGGGATGGTCGCCCTGTTGTAGCCCGCCGGAGCGCTCCACGTGAACCCGATCCTGTCGTTCTGGGCGTAGGCACCAAGGACGAGTGAGGATGCTGGAAGACGCACAAATGTTGTGGAGCTTCCAATGGTAACAGGAGTGTTGACATCCGGGAAGTACGCAGCGCCGAAGGAGCTGTTGAGGCTACGATTCTTGAATCGTGTCGAGGTGAACGCAACGTTCACGTTCGGGTACGCGGCTGCGTTGATAGATGCGGTGACGAAGTTGTTGTTGTCATCCTTCAGCTCGACATCAGCGATGTAGATGGCGTCGAACTTTGTCTGCATCGCAGCGAGAGCGTAATCTGCGATCACCGGATGGCGAGCATCCGGCACGGCGAGCACGCTAATATCCGAGTATGTCTTGTTACCGAGGATGTCGATTGCCTTGCGGTAAGCAGCGACGGTCGGACCGCTCAGCTGACCCTGGTTCGTGTAATCCATCTCACGACGGACCGCCGAGTCCCGCATGTAGAACTTGTCAGCGTCGAAGATATTGAGGCCGTCGAAGCCGCCCTGCATGAAGGTGACAAACTTAAGATAGTCGCTCGGTGTGACCGTCGGGAAGTCTGATGTTGTGTCGATGAATCTACCACCGAGGCTCGCATCGAGCACTCTATCACGCTGGTAAACAGCCTCGTCCCAACGGGTCACGTCGAGCGTACCATCAGAACTCGTCTGGACCTGGATGTTCTCAAGTGTGAACAGGTTCCTGTTGAAGAGGTCAGCGTCCACCACCGAACCGTTCACCGAAGGAGCACCAGCGTTGTCGCCAACCCACGGATTCTGATAGGTCGTGTGGTACTTCGGGAAGTACTTCGTGTAAGACGAGAGATCGCCAGGTGCCGCGGTGAGATCGTTGGGTCGAGTCGTTGAGTTGTAGAGACCGAACTGCGGACCCCAGTAGAGCTTGCTCTCTGCGTTCGCGGCATCCCCGCCGGCATCACCGTCGACGTTGATGCTGCGACGGAAGAAGACCGGAAGCTCACGAGCATTCGTGATGGGAACGTTGAGGTGAGCGGAGGAATCAGCGCTGCCAGTTGAAAGGAAGCCCGATCCTGATGTCACCAGGTGATAGACGCCACGAGTTCCGACTGGAATCGTGTTGGATGGGATCACCTTATTGATCACATCATCCGAGAGCTCGATCCTGATCCTGCGTGACACCTTACCGTATAGCCCCTCCTCGACAATCTTCTGGGCGTCTAAAGAGCGGTCGAAGTCGAAGTACATGTTCTGATCGCCGATCTTCTTTCCGATGAAGCTGTCGCTGTCAGGATCGAGATTGCAACCGACGTAGGGCTCGAGGACTGTCACCGAAGTGTCTTCCCCGGTGAAGCTGAGAACCTTCAAGGTGAAGGTCGCGTAAGCTCCCGCGGATTCTGGATACTTGATGCTCTCGATCGCGATCCTGTACAGCTCATTCGAGAATGCGCCGTCGCCGCGGGCATGGATCCTGAACAGATCGTAGCGTGTTCCGAAGTTCTGGGAAACGATGAACGGGGTCAGGGGATGATCGAACCTGTCCTCGAAACCATCATAGTTCGGGAATGTCGTTGTTCCGTTGTTTCTTGACTGCGAGCCAGTCAGGCAGAACACGATCTCCTCGACAGCCGCTGCGGTGCTCACTCGACGGATATTGGCTTCCGCTGAGACCCCAGATCCTGTCGGAACGGCGAAAGCATCGAGGACATCGTAGTGATTGTAGAGAACGTACCCGTGCTCCTCGAGAAGAAGCGGGTTGTTGTTAAACTTAGTCCCGAAGTATGAATCGGAGGTCGGGTTGAAAGACGCTGTGAGGGTGCTAGGATAGCCTGCTGAATCGGTGTGACCGTTGAGGAAGAGAACGAAAGACTGCTCTCCGCTGCGGAGGTCGAGCGAACCAGTGAACCAGCCCTTCACGGGACTGGAGGTCACCGGACCCGGGGCGTACGCTGTCGAAGACTGACCTGGAGCTGAGCTCGAGACGGTGACCTGAACTCCCGATGCTGCGAAGAGAACACCGCGAACGATGGGTTGGGCAGCGGTCGAAGTCTGGATTCCAGATTCCGAAAGCAGCCATGATCCGGCAGACTCTGACATGTAGCAGCCTAGGAAGTAGGTTCTACCCTCGATACCCAGCGCTGTCGCGTACGGATTATTACCAAGCTGACCGGAGGAAGCCTGAACCTTGCGTCCGCCGACCACGAACCCTGAGTTCGTGACGCTTCCT